ATGGCACTAAAATTAATTTACTTCAAAGAACGGATAAATTTATAAATGATTACTGGCCTGTATCAGCAAGCACTGGAACTCCCAAGTACTATGCAAAGAGAACAAATACGCAAGTTCGTTTTGCCCCTACAGCTAGTGCTGATTACAGCGGAGAACTTGTATACATTACTAGGCCAACAACTTTGACTAGCGCAACAGATAGTAATTACTTTAGTGAGTTTTGTTATGACGCTTTGTATGCAGCTTGTATGTCAGAGGCTTTAGGTTTTATGAAAAACTATACAGCTAAACAAGTATATGAACAACAATATCAAAACTCAGTAGGTTTACTGCGTAACCAATCAAGAAGAACACGCCGTGATGATATGCAAACTCCTGCTTCGACAGGTGGCGGCGATAACACAATCGAAGGAGGATTGTAATGGCAGGTAAAACAGAAATAATAAAAGCAATAGCAAGCCTTGGTAAAGCAGCTGCTAATAAACAATTTGGTAAAAAAGCTGTTGACTCTGCAGTTAAGTCTGAAAAAGCTAAAGAGCGTTTTGCAAAAGCTCAACTACGTTCAAAAAAGAAAAAAGATGCAGAAAAAAAAATAAAAGATAAAAAAATACAAAGTAAAGGCGCAGGAGCTACAGGAGTTCGTCGTCGTCAAAAAATGAGAGCAGAAGATAAAGCAAGGGCAGCATATGACAAATTTCAAAAGGCTACTAGTAAAATTAAAAAAACTGAATCTATCGAAGACTTTCTTAAACGTGGTGGAGAAATTAGTGAGCTTCCTCGTTCAATGCAAACATTCTATAGAAAAGAAGTTGAAAAAGAATTAAAAGGTCAAACATCTAAACCTCTTCGTGAACTTCGTCAATCACAAACTGATAGAAAAAAAAGAAGACAAGCTCGTAAACTTACAGAGGGTAAGGAAACTACAGAAGCTTTTGAAAGAAGAATATCACAAGAAGCAAGAGCAGGTGGTGTAGAAGATGTAGGAGCTAGAGGTTCTCAACGTGGTTCACAACGTGACCCTCTTTATGAATATGAGCGTAGTCAAGCTGCTGCGTTTCTTAGAGGTAAAGACTCACCTCAGTCAGAATCAAATATTCAAGATTTAGTAGAAATGTTTACAACCAAAAAGAAGGGCGGTACTTTAGGTCGTGGTATGGGTAAAGCTCTTCGAGGTGGTGGAAAGGTAATAAAATAATGTCAAAGGCTAAAGCTGTAACAAAAGGAATAAGAACTCTTCTTCAAAAACAAGGCAAACAAAAGAAACCAATAATAGATGATAGAGGAAAACCTGTAGGCAGAGATAAAACTACTCCTGAGTCTAAAGATGCTCGTGCGCCTAGAAGCAATCAAACTAAAAAAAACGTAAAAGTAGATACTGCTGCAAAAGCTAGAATAGGTAGAGCTAAAGAAGTAAAAAGAGAAATGAAAAGAGATAGTGAAAGCGTTATACAAGAACGTGATACTAGACCTAAAGTAAATACTTTGTCTAAAATAGACCAAAAAGAAGCAGAGTATGATAAGTTTGCTATAGATGTTAAACGAGGTTTAATTAGTAAACAAAGAAAAGGAGAACCTGCTACTTATAAAGGAAAAGATTATTCTGATGTTCTTTCTAAAAGAAAAGGCATTAAATCTAAAACTACTAAAAAAGCACGGGGTGGTAAACTTCGTGGTATGGGTGTAGCTCTTCGTGGCGGTGGAAAGGTAACGAAAAGATAATGGGAAAAAGAATGAGTAACTCTAGTGATGAAAAATTAAGAAAAGAAAGTAATCCTACCAGAAAACAAAAAACTGTAGACCAAGATGCTATGGATACTACAAAACTTCTTAAAGAAGAAGGTGTTGAAAATGTTATGAATAAGTTAGGTGGAAAAAAACAAAAAGACGGTTCTTATGTTTTTAAAAGCACTGGTGGTTTAATTAATGGTCGTCCTACAGGTAAAGGCAAAGGAGCAGCAAGGTCAATATAATGGCAAAAAAATTTCCTGATTTAACTGGTGATGGTAAAGTTACTCAAAAAGATATCCTTATGGGTAGGGGTGTTTCTTTAGCTAAAGGTGGACGTATTGCTTATAAAAAAGAAGGTAGCAGTATTAATCAAGATAAAATTGATAAAGTTGCTAAAGGTTTAAAAAAAGCTAGTGCAACACATGCTAAACAATCTAAAGTTTTATCTACTGTAAAATTAAAAACAGGAAGCCGTGTAAACGAAGCAGGTAACTATACTAAACCAGAAATGAGAAAGCGTCAATTTAATCGTATTAAAGCTGGTAGTAAGGGCGGCAAGCCGGGTCAGTGGTCTGCTCGTAAAGCTCAGATGCTTGCAAAAGCTTATAAAGATGCAGGTGGAGGCTACAAATCGTAGTATGATATATGGCAAAATCAAAGTCACAAGAGTCTCTTACCAAATGGACAAAACAAAAGTGGAGAACAAAGAGTGGTAAGAAGTCAAGTAAGACGGGTGAAAGATACTTACCAGAGGCGGCTATTAAAGCACTCACCTCAGAGGAATATGCGGCGACTTCGAGAGCTAAAAGAAAAGGAACTAAGGCAGGAAATCAATTTGTTAAGCAGCCTGAAGCTATAGCAAAGAAAACAGCGGCATATCGTAAAGTTAAAAAAGGCGGTAAGATTGGTAAAGCACCTCATAATAGGATATATTAATGTCTAAAAAAAAAGACCCAAGATTAGCAAAAGCAGGAGTAACTGGTTATAATAAACCAAAGCGCACTCCTAATCACAAAACTAAATCTCATGTTGTTGTGGCTAAAGAGGGTGACAAAGTAAAGACTATTCGATTTGGTCAGCAAGGAGTTAGAGGTGCTGGTAAGAACCCAACAACTGCAAAAGATAAAGCTCGTAAGCGGTCTTATTATGCACGACATAATGCACAAGGTAAACCTACAACAAAACTAAGTGCAAAATATTGGAGTCATAAAGTTAAATGGTAAAGAGGGTAATAGAGAGGATAAATAAGTGGACCCCATCAGTACAGGATTGGCAGGTATTGCATTAGTACAAAAGTCTGTTGACTTTATTAAATCTAATATACAAACTGCAAATGATATTAAAGATATTGCTGGGGCTATTGACGGATTGTTTCAAGGTGAGAAACAAATTCAAAAAGATAGGTTTGGTGATAAATCTATCATAGGTCAAACTAAAGACGTAGCAACAAGCGTTATTGATGCAAAGTTAGCTCAAGAAAGTATGGATGAAATGAGACAGCTTGTTGATGCTAGATTTGGATTTGGAACATGGCAAGAGATTATTAATGAAAGAGCCAAGCGTATCCAAGAAGAAAAAGAAGCTGAAAAAGAAAGAGCTAGGATAGCAAGACAGAAACGTCAGGAAATAGTAGATAACTTTCAAACAGCTGGTATAGCTGCTGCTATTATAGGTGTTGTTATATTAGCAATATTAGTATATTTTAAACTAGGATAATTATGGTTGTATCAAGAAGCTCTATATCACAACAAATAAAACGTCCCCCCTCTAAAAAGAAAAAGAAGAGGAATAAAAAGAAAGCAAGGAGACCATAAATGGCAACATCAGGTACATATAGCTTTTCAATGGACATTGATGAAGTAATCCAAGAAGCTATGGAAATGATAGGAGGCGAAGCTACACTTGGCGAAGAACCTCGTTCTGCTCGTAGGTCTATTAATTTGCTTTTACAAGATTGGCAAAATCGTGGTATTCAACTCTGGACAATTGGTACTACTGCTGTAACTGTAACAACAAGCACAACTAGCTATGACCTTGGTTCAGAAAATATTGATGTGCTTGAAGCTGTGGTAAATAGAAGTAATATTGATTTACAGCTTGAACGTATTAGTATGGAAGAGTATTTAAAAGTTCCTCGTAAAGGACAGACAGGCAGACCAACACAGTTTGCTGTTAGAAGGGAACGTGATAAATCTGTTGTCTTCTTATGGCCTGTCCCTGAAAATAGCACAGACGTTGTTAAGTTTGAGACTGTAAAATATATACAAGATGTAACAAGGTCAAATCAAAATGCAGATGTGTCTCGTAGATTCTTACCTTGTCTTACTGCTGGCACAGCTTACTTTATGTCTATGAAACGACCCGGTGTAGATGCAGGACGTATTCAAATGTTAAAACAAGAATATGAAGAAAGGCTAATGAGGGCGCAAGAAGAAGATAAAGAACGTGCAAGTATGTACATCACACCTCGTCTGAACTATGTATAATGGCAAGGAAAACATTAGGCATCTGTGATATTTGTGGTTTTCGCTATGAACTACGTGAGCTAAAAAAGAATAGTTATGGAATGATGGTTTGTCCTGCAGATTACGAAGGCAAATATGATTTAAACAATCATCCTCAAAATAGAATAGCTTCTGTTAAAGATGATGAAAATATAAAGGATGCTAGACCACAAAGACCTGCTTTAGTTTCGGCTGTTCCAGTATCTGCGTGGCTACCAAGTATTTAAATGGCTCGTGGTAAATATACAAAAGCAGAATGTGATATTTGTGGATTCTCTTTTCCAAGAAGTAGATTACGCAAAAATAGTTTTAACTTGTGGGTTTGTCCTAATGATTGGGATGGGTCATACGATAGAGTAATACATCCACAAAACAAATCTCCTGACTTACGTGATAATAGTCAGTATGTAATGAATGCAAGACCAGAGCCTAATTTTGACCGCAATGTAAATTGGGAAGATGCAGACCAAATTCATACAATTATTTATCAGTATGAGTTATTAGATAAGTATTGGAACGCAGTATAAATGGCAGATTTAACGGGTAAAAAAATTGCAAATACCTATAAGGATTTGTTACAGATTAATTCTAGTGCTTCTAATAGTGGTATAGATGAAACACTTCGTCGTGTTCAGGATGGGGCTGGTACTAACTCTTCATTAAAACTTTCTCAAACTTCTGCTGCATTTACAGGTAATGTAAGTGTTGCAGGTAGTTTAAAAGTTACTGGTACATTTCAACCAACTAATATACAAGCTACAAATATTGTAGCTACAAGTATTACAACTGATTCTTTAAATGCTGGTACGCTTATATTTCAAGATGTAAGTGTAAGTAGTCTTAGAACTGGTAATTTATTTGCTACAACTGTTAGTGCTGGCACGATAAGTGCAACAACAGTAGATGCGACAAATATACTGGTTGGTGGTGAACCTGCTGCTACATCTTCTACAGTTGCTGCACTTTCTGCTACACTAGAAACACGTATTGCAGGAGTATCCTCTACTTTTGCTTCAACATCTGCGACACTTAATACACGCATTGATGCTGTATCTGTTCTCACTAAAACTAATTTAGATGCTATATCATCCGTTAATACAATTGCATTAGCGGCGGCAAGTGCTGGCACATCAGCTACTTTAGAAACACGTATAGCTGCTGTAAGCTCTACTATGGCTACTAGTATTGCTACTGTATCTGCTGCTCTTGAAACACGTATAGCTGCTGTAAGTGCAGAAGTATCTGCTGTAAAAGCTTTAGTAACGGCTACTAATGCTTCTGCTATTGCTGCTAACACTTCAGCTATAGCAGTAGCTCAAACATCTATTACTGCTAATACAAGTCTTATTACAGCTTTATCAGCTACCTTAGAATCACGTATTGCTACAGTTAGTTCTACTATGGCTACTAGTATTGCTACTGTATCTGCAACACTAGAATCAAGAATAGCTGCAGTGTCTTCTACCTTTGCATCTACATCAGCAACTTTAAATACAAGAATAGATGCTGTATCGGTATTAACTAAAACTAACCTAGATGCTATTGCATCAGTAAATACTATAGCAGTAGCAGCTGCAAGTGCTGGCACATCTGCTACACTAGAAACTAGAGTTGCTGCAGTATCTGCATTAGTACCTGCACTATCTGCTACTATGGCAACTAGTATTAATAATTCTAATACAGCTATTGCTGCAGTATCAGTATTGACAAAAACTAATTTAGATGCTATAGCGTCTGTTAATACTATTGCTCTTGCAGCTGCTAGTGCAGCAACATCAGCTACACTTGAAACTAGAATAGCTGCAGTATCTGCTTTAGTTCCGGCTTTGTCAGCTACGATGGCTACAAGTATTAATAATAGTAACACACAGATAGCTACAGTATCTGCTTTAGTTCCTTCACTATCAGCTACAATGGCTACATCTATATCTAATGCAAACGCTGCGGCTGTGGCATTTGCCATTGCATTAGGATAACTC